TTGCCACTGTTTTGCGTCTAATCCCTTCATAATGCCTAGATACTTATTTCTAAGTAAGGCTACTTCATTGATTAGATATTCGAAGTCTATGACTTCATCTTCACCATCTACATACTTTTCAGCATCACGTGAGGTCAATGCTCTCGCATATTTCTCTAAGTATTTCTGAAAGTGACCTCTGCGGATCTTACGTAGTTTGATGTTTAGTAAATTAAGCACCGCTTCAACTTCTTGTAGTTGATTGAAACGATGCTCAGTTATACCAGGCAATGCTGAGATTTGTCTCTCAACTAAACCACTAACTCGTACATCTATCTTTGAAGATATCAATTCATTTTCATAATGAGCAATAAAGTCTGGGATAACTGCTAAGTCATGGCTTATGCGAGTGTACCAATTCATAGATCGACTCTACTCCAAGGATTGTTCTTTCTATGATCTAACAAATCTTGTATAGAATATATACCTGCTTCCTTGTAGACATGGAGTGCCACTTTATAAGGTGACTTTCCACGTGATGTATAATACTCCTGCATAGACTTAACATACTTTTTTAAATCAGTATAGTCAGATGCCATTGGTTTCATTACAGTCATTAGTTTAATCCCAGTCGTCCTCAGTGTCGATAGTGTCTTCATCTTCATCAATGGCATCTACATCTTCATCAGAAAAGTATGACAATGCTTCGATGATTTCTTCATCATTGCCAAATGCTTTTTTAATTTCAGCCGCAGTCATACCATCATCAGTTAGATGATTGACTAGAAGATCGGCGGCTTCCCTTGGGTCACCGTCCTCAATACTAGGTTTAATAATTTGCCAAACTCTGGCTAAGTCACTTAGATTCATTCTACATCTTCCTCTTCAAGTTTTAGTGCTTCCTCGTTATTTAATTTATCGAGGGCTTCTTTAACATCTGAGTATTCAGCCATTACTGTATCTAAACAACCTTCCTCATTCGCTTCCCAAGGCTTTCTGAATTGCTTAATCTCAGTACCTTCTTGTGTGATGTACTTTAAACGATTGCCTTCTTTTACTAATATGCCTGCTTTTTCAAACAAGTCTACTAGACCAGAATAAGGATTCATGCCTGTCTCATAAGGAATCTTTACTTGAACACCTTCGAAAGGTTTTGCGTAACGAGTCTTCATTACTTTACAACCTGCACGAATACCTCTGACATCAGAAATCTTGTTCCCTGCCGCATCCTCTTTAAGTTTCATTTTCTTCATAGCAACAACAATACTTGATGCGTAGATAAAGCCTTGACCACCAGATATTTTATCATCTGGGTCAAACATATCTTGCGATGCGTATGTGTGATTAGTTGCGACAAGTCCAACATTATAACTACCGAACATGTTAACAGAGTTTCTTACTAAAGATGTCAGTGCTTTGGGTTTACGACCCATATCACCTTTCATGTCACCTTTATCAAACTGATCAACATCTGTTGGTGTTAACATCATACCTAATGAGTCAATTACAAAAAGAACTTTAGGGCGTTCGCCTTCTTCCATTGCTTTGTAATCTTTCATAAAGGTTGATATAGTTTTTGCTACATCGTCAATCATACTCATGCTTAACTTAAGAAGTTTTTCCTCAGAAGTATCGACTTTTAAAGCCTGTAACCATGCTTCGTCAAGTGCGTTCTCTGTGTCAATTAAGACTACAAAGATACCTTGATCTTGTGCTGATTTAACTATGTTGCCTGCGGCAAAATATGATTTACCTGCTCCTGATTCACCTGCGAATACAGTTACTTTACCTAGTGGTACACCTTTATGAAAGTCTCCACTGATTAAGTAATTGAGTGCGTGTGATCCAGTACTGACCCAGTCTGTCGGGTCGTTGAATCCAATTGATAATCCATCAATTGATTTTGTTATGTCTTTTCTAAATTTAGACACATCGAATGGTTTAGCCAAAATGTTCTCCTATCTGTTTGATTGTTTGTTAATGATTCTATCATTATTAGGAGTTTTGTCAAGTACTTCTGGGCAATTCTCTGCTAATTGATCTATATCAATATCATGCGGGAAATGTCTAAGTATACTTCTTGCTCGATCTCTAATGAGACTAGGGACTCTAGGCGTCTTGCCAGGGTCGCACAATTCTTCTAATAATTTAGTACCTTGTTTGAGGGATCTATACCTTTCATTTGGTAAGGTCATTGTAATTCTCCTATCAAAAGTGGGAGAGGTATTTCACTCTCCCGTTATCAACTAGCTATTATTTTGTCTTGCACGAATCATTGCTAGAATGTCTTGTGCTTTATCACTAGTTGGTTCAGTTGACGCTGGAGTCTCTACAGCCGGAACAGGTGTTTCTGCTACTGGTTGTACAGTTTCACTTACAGTCTCTGTTGGCGTAGATGCTACTGCTGGAGTTGTCTCAGCCGCTGGTGCTGATGTTCCTTCAGGTGCTTTAACACCATATGGACGATAGTAAGCACCAAACTTGTCAGCATCATATGGACGACCATCTACTGATGCCTCGAACATTTCCTTGATGACACGTAGTTCTGCTTCACTAGGCTTCTTAGGTAAGAAGTCTGCTAGATTGAATAGACCATGTGCTTCGATAGCCGCTTGTTCTACTTCAGTCAACGCAGTTTCTTTACGAGACCATGATGATGTTGAATAATCAGCATACTGACCTTTAGTCGTTTTCTTAATATTAAAATCAAGACCACGCATGTAATCAGTTGGTAACTCTTCCATCTCAGGATCCATCAATGATGATTTGATCGTTTGAAAGATTTGAGGTGATATAACAAATCTACGAATTGGATTCGCAGGTGTTTCATCTTCACCGATAGGGTTTTGACGTACAAAGCCTTGAAAGAGATAACTTCTCTTCTTCCAGTATTTGTTAGCCATTTCTTTTAGAGTTTCGTCTTTGTACCAAGGACGAACTTCCGCTAGTACAGGACAATTTTCCCCAAACATCTCTACGCAAGGAACTTGAACAGTTACTTGTTTCGAGTTTATGTCACCTTTAACACCATTGAATGGTAGTTTGATGACTTGTCTTTCAATCCAAAAGAACGAGTTTGATGAATCAGCATCGGGTAAGAAACGCATAGATGCTAATGCACCTTCGTCCATTTTCCAATGCGGATAGATCGCTCCATCAGATTGCGGGTAATTATTACCTGTCGATTTATTTTCTTGTGCCGCTAGACGGGCACGGATGTCAGCTAGACTTGCCATAATGTTTTCTCCTATAATATGCTTTAATTTTAGCTTTCGTTTAGTTGTCGCAAGACCGAAGTCTCACTTGTGTAGTTTTTGTTAAAAACAATTTTCTAACACATGACTCTATTATACACTAATATAGTCCTATGTCAATAAGTATTTATCACTAATGTACCCAAAAGAATAAAAACTTAAAAGAGCAAATGCAATCTCTGATCGAAAAAATTACTATGAGTAATCTTTTGACCCAAAGTAATAAATACTAGTGCGAACTATATACTAACCTACTAAAGGACCATATCCATGTTTTTACAACACATACAGCGATCATCGATTGCATTTGCTATAATATTTATAGCAGGAGTTTATACTCAAAATATTTCTGCTCAGGCAACTGGCACATGTACTGCAGGTACTCAGTATTGTGAGGCTAGTACGTCTAATGATACAACGACTACGACTACTACTTCAGACAATACTAACACCAACACTAGCACCAATACCAACACTAGTACTAACGATAATACTAACACCAGCACGAGTACCAATACAAACACCAACGATAACACCAATACTAATACTAATACTAATACCAATAACAATACCAACAATAATACCAACAATAATACCAACACTAGCACCTCAACCAATAATAACACTAATAACAATACCAATAATAACACCAATACCTCGACCAACACTAACAACAATACTAACTCTAATACCAATAATAATACCAGTACTAGTACCAATAATAATAACAACAACAATACTAGTGCCAATACCAATACCAACAACAATACTTCTACTAGTAATAACACTAACACCAACAATAATACCAATAATAATACCAACACCAACAATAACACCAACAACAATACTTCTACTAGTAATAACACTAACACCAATAATAACAATTCTACGGTAGACAGTACATCGAACAATACTAATACCAACAACAACAATTCTAATATTGACCAAAATGTGAATTCTAATAGTACTTCGACATCTAATAATACCAACAACAATAACAACACCAATGACACTACCT